ATGGCGTCGAAGGATGTCATGCGGCAGTGTCTGCTATGAGGGAACTTCTCCGTATGCTTGGTAAGAAGCCATCTACGGGGTTCCTACAGACCAAATGGGACGGTGCTCCCTCTGTTGTTTGTGGCACAGATCCTGAGTCGGGGAACTTTTTTGTTGGCACTAAGTCTGTCTTTAATAAAACTGAGCCTAAACTGTGTTTTACTGAGGAATATATCGATGCTATGTACTCTGGTGACTTGGCAGAGAAACTGAAGTTCTCTCTCAAGTATTTCTCTCAGTTAGGTATTGATGGTGTGGTCCAGGGAGACCTCCTGTTTACCTCAGACAAGAAATATGAAAAGGTAGATGGAGAAGACCTCATCACTTTCAGACCTAATACTATTACCTATGGTATACCTAGGGATCATCCCATCGGTAAGGTCGTTGATAGAGCCAAGATAGGAGTAGTTTTCCACACTCACTATGTTGGTGATGATCTACCTAACATGGCTGCTCAAGCAGGCGCGAAGGTTAAGGGATCGATTGATGTTGCGGTCATCGGAAATGATACTCCCTACCATGACATTGCCGTAGACAGAAACATTCTTACGAAGTTCAAAAATAATGTTGATGTTATTGAAAGAATGTGCCAGATTTGTGGTCCTTTTCTTGACAATCTGGTTGATAATATCGGTACCACTGGTGATGCTAAATTCCACGTCGCATCTTACCTCAAACAGTTCTTTAACAATGAGATTAAGAACGCTAGAAACGTGGGTGATCCTACCAGAACTCTCAAGGCTCTTGGTGAGTTCTACCATAGCAAGATGCTGAAGGAGATTGATAAGGTCAAGTCTGATAAAGGTAAGACCAAGAAGAGGGAACTTCTCTATACAGGTCTGGAATACCTAGAGAAGAATGCTAAAGAGTTTCGTGCCATGCTAGCCCTATATAAAAAACTACAGGAGAACAAGCAACTGGTCATTGATCAGCTTGATCATCTGGAAACATTTAGAACTCTGGTCCAGACGGACAAAGGATATAAAGCCACGAACCCTGAAGGGTATGTGTTACATCACAATGGCGACATGATTAAGTTGGTGAACAGAATTGAGTTCTCTTACATCAACTTTACCCTGTCAAAAGAATGGAAGTAGTAGATTACAAGTGCGTGTACTTTACGTTTGGTAGGTTCCAACCTCCAACAATAGGACACGAGGAAAATTTCAAAGCAGTCAAAGGTAAGGCAGGTACCTGTGACTGGTATATCTACTTGTCTCAGACTGTTGATAAGAAAGGTAGCAACCCCTTGACACCAGATAGGAAACTCTTCTATGCTAAGAAGATGTTCCCCCAGTTGAGGAACAATATCAGGAGTGGTCCTAAGGATCCAGTGGCTATCTTACAAGAGTTACAAGCAGAAGGTTATGATGATGCCGTCTTAGTTGTCGGCTCTGACAGAGTACCCGCAATGCAATGGATTAAAAAGTACAATGGCAAGGACTTTTATTTTAGAAAACTCGAAGTTATCTCTTCAGGCGAACGCGATGCTGACGGTGACACTTTTGCTATTTCTGGCACAAAAATGCGACGCGCAGCGGTAGCAGGAGACTTCAAAACATTCCGTCAAGGCATACCTAAAGCCTTATCTGATAAGGATGCTAGGGAACTTATGGAAGAGATCCGAAAAAATATGTGACATAAATAACAATACAACTATCTAGATGAGATGAAATCTTTCAGCGACTTTAAGAAGACCAGAGAAGTTGCGGAGCAAAGTGTTCTCCGTGATAAATACTATCGTGAAGAAATTTATAAAGTAGGTGAGTGGGTACTCACCGAGTCAGGCAACGTCGGTAAGATCGTTCGCCGTGGTCCTAACTATGTTATCTGTGTCACCGCTGAAGATACTTCTTTCCGCACCTGGGTGAGGGACATCAAAGAAGTATTTGAAATTGGAACAGACGCATACCGCGAATATGTAATGTCACTTACTCCTGGTCAGAAAGTTCAAAAGCCTGCTGGGAGTGTCAAAGTCAAACAAGTAATCCCCACAGACCCCAAAAAAGATAAGATGGACAATCACGAGAGTCTGGTACACGCAGTCGCTGCTCACCTCAGTTCCAAATCGGAATCTTGGAGATATGATAAGTCTCCTATCGCTGGTAACAAGAACGTCAAAGGTCTTGGTGCCGCAGGTGTAGGTGGTGGTGACGCCCCTGGCATGAAACTTGCTGAACCCAAAGGTACAGAAGGTAAGCCAGCAGTCAAGAAACCTCAGCACGCTTGCGCTACTAAGGTTGAGCACTCGGAGTGGGGCGAGGGTAACTGTATTAAAGAGATGCACACTCTCGATGAAGCGGGCAACATCTCTCACTATGATGTAATGTTCGAGCATGGTCTTGAGCAGAACGTACCTGTTCAGATCCTGAACGTTCTGGTCAGCGAGATGCATGAGCACGCTATCAACATCGAAAAGAACCAGGAGGTTCTGGACGAGAAGAAAAAGAAACTTGATCCTGTCGGTAAAGAAGACGGCGACGTTGACAACGACGGTGACAAAGATTCTTCTGATTCCTATCTTATGAATCGTCGTCGTGCTGTTGCTAAGGCAATGGGCAAGAAGACTAAGAAGGAAGAAGTAGAACTTCAAGACGAAGGTATGAAGCAGGCACGCGATAATGTTGGTGCCTCTACTTGCTGGGACGGTTATGAAGCCAAGGGTACTAAAAAGAAAGGCGGTAAGGAAGTTCCTAACTGCGTGAAGAAAGAGAGCACCTTCTCCGACTGGAGAAAGGAGATCTCTGAAAAAAAGTAGCCTCGGCGGTAGTTGATATCATGCCCGAGATCGATGATCCATCGGGCAACCCCGAGCAAACTTCCGCCAAGAAGATGCCCAAAGTCCCTCAACAGACTGAGGCAAAATGTAATAAGTCTGGTGAAGGAAAAGAGTGTCCTCTTCACGGTAAGCACGCTTGCCCTGAACTAAAAGAGGAGACTATTGATGAGAAGAGAGGATTGTACGCCAATATCCATGCTAAAAGAAAGCGTGGAGAGTCTCCTGCGAAACCAGGCGATGATGATTATCCAGCAAAGGATGCGTTTAGAAAATCCGCCAGAACAGCCAAGAAAGAATCCTACAGATTAGCCGAGGTTGCTCCTTCTGGTGCTAAGTATGAGCGCATGGTGAAGCATATTAAAAAGTCCTACGCTAAGGACGGTAAGCTCACCAAGGATGAGAAGTCTATTGCTTATGCTACCGCTTGGAAGCATAAGAATAAGATGAAGAAAGAACACTGCGACATGGAGTTTGATGTCGTAGCACATCAGTGTGGTCACTGTAATGCTACTGGGTATCATCCAACTGGCGAGAAGTGTGATCAGTGTGATGGTAAAGGCACACTACAGACGGCTAACGATGGAGTTGATTGATGGCACAGTGGAATAAATCTACTCAGGCATATAGAGCACAGGACACTACCAACTTTGAGGTAGTGATGATTGCCGATGAAGACGGTAACCCCATCAACTCGTTTGGTGCTGCTTCCAACATCCCCATTGCTGGCGGACAGATTGAAGGGTACAATTACGTTCATAAGTTTGGTGCTAACACAAACCTAGCAAACGGAGATTATGAAGCTATTTGGGATGGCAACGTTGCTTATCCTTGGACAACTTTAGACAGTCCTGCCACTGCTCTCACTACAAATATTGCTGCTCTAAACAATGGAGCAGAAGTTACCATCCAAGGTCTCAACGAAAACTGGGAACTAACTACAGAAGTTCTTACACTTGACGGCACAGCACAAACGACACAGAATTCTTACAAGCGTGTATTCAGGGCATTCTGTTCTGGCTCACAAGCATTGGGTGCTGACTTCACATTGTCAAAAGCTGCTGTTGTAGTTCTAAAAATTCAAGTTGCTCACCAGCAAACTTTGATGTCTGTTTATACTGTTCCTGCTGGCAAGTCTGCTTATCTATTCAACCTAAATGTATCCACTCTAAAGAACGAAGAGATTACGGTAAGAGTTTCGTTTAGACTAGAAGGTAAGGTATTCAGGACACAGCACATTGCCCAAGTCGCTAGTATTAACTACGACCACACCTTTACCGTCCCACTGTATATGCCAGAGAAAACTGATGTTCAGTTAGAAGCATTAGCAGGATCTTCTGGCGTTGCTGCCTACGCTCATTTTGATTTGATTCTTGTAGACAACTAAGAAAACTGATGAGAAAAATTTGGTTTGAGGATGAGTTGAATTTCTTGTCCTCGTTTCGTAATTTGAAACAACATTATGAACTGATCATCCCTGAAGTCTTGGCTTTTGTTGAGGCAAACAAGTTCCTCTTTGAGGAATGGATTCTCGACAAGTGGGTGGACGATCGTAACTTAGGTAGAGTACAGCTCTGGGATGGTGCTTGGAGAGTCATTCCTTTTCCTATCAATGCGGTGGGTGCCACTGCTAACATGGAAGACTTTGAACTTAGTGAGATGGTTACGTTCACTAAGTTATTCAATACAACCACAGAAAGATGTCGTGAAGTTCTCCCTATGATTACGGAGTCCTTCCTCAAGACATGCCCTAATACATACGAATTTCTGAAAGAGGATATAGATAATCAAGTGTTGAAAAGTGCGACGCTAAGCCGCATGTCCCCTGGCACAAAGATCAATCCTCACAATGGTGACATCGATTCACTTAGACTACACTTTCCTGTTGTTACAGATCCTGGCGCATGGATCAAGGTACGTGCGAGACAGCGGACGTGGAATGTGGGTGACCTTTTCGCATTCCATGACAATGACAAACACTGGGCGCAACATAACGGCACCCATGATCGCCTCATTGTCATTTTTGATTATAGTCTCGAACAACTTAAAAGGAAATATAAATACGAACTTGTGAAGGACTATATAGATTAGTCTTTCTGGAGTCCTACTATGTGGGCTGTACTTTTTCCTTTTGCTAAAGCCGTCGTACTGAAGGCTGTTGAGTCTGATAGCGCAAAGCGTTTGGTCGTAGAAGTTTTGAAGCGTATCGTTGCTCGCACAGACAATGATCTGGACGATCTTGCCGTAGAGCATCTGGAACGCGCTCTGTTTCCTGAAGGTTAATGCTGGGGGGCTTAAAGCCCCCTCAAATATAAATAATAAAGAACACTGTCTGAGTTAAACACATGTCACTTTGGAGTAATACAGACGCCGCTGGATCAGTTCCCAAGTATTTCGTCTCGGGTGATGACGGCAGTGGCGCACAAATGATCTTTGTTTCCCAAGAGGAAGCACAACTAGCAGAGAACCGCGAGCGTGGTCTCGACTCTCCTGGTTGGTATAGATATTTCACATTTACTGATCAACACGGTAACACTCGCCACAAGGCTGAGCTTCAAGTTGCCATGATGATCCCACAAGCAACTGCTGGTGACCAGGCAGATGACGCCATCGCCGCAGATGTCAGCAACGTTATCACTATCAGCGCACAGCCTGCTGCTGCTAGCGTTACTGCTCCTGCTACCGCTACCTTCACTGTTACCGCTTCGGTCACAACTGGTACTGGTACAATCGCTTATCAGTGGCAGCGTAAGGCTGAAGGTGGTCGCTGGAATAACATCTCTGGTGCGACTTCTGCTTCCTACACCACACCTGCTACTACAGTGGCTGATAACAATGGTGACATGTACCGTGTTAAACTCACCACCGACACTGGTGCTCGTGAGGTAACCTCTGATGCCGCTACTCTTACTGTTGCCTGATGATTGAATGAAGTTCTCTGAGTTGAATGAAGAGAATTATATTCTCTTCGCTATCCAACATTATGACAATCCATCAGCAGTAACTAAGGATGATTTCTTAGAAGACTTGAGGCGTTTTAAGTATATAAAACGCCTCATCAATAAGTATCTTAAGAACGGCGATGTTAAATTACATCTATTGCTGAATCATATCATCCTTGTTTATAATGTGTTTGGTGAAGCCGCAGCTCCCCTTCTTTTTTACAAGATGGATAAGGAGTATTGGTCAATCATTAAGTCTATTATGATATTCTTAGACAGGTATCCTGAGAAGGAAACCGCTACGCTTAAGAGTATTCCAATCAACGAAAAAATTATACAGGAGTTGAGTAAGATATGATGGGGTCCGCTGGGATCACTAACGTTGGTCCAATCAATACACCTGTCACTGGCACTGGTGCTATTGCTGGCTTCGATCCAATTATGTCTTGGAAGAAAGCAGCAAAGAGGAAAGCTGCTGGTAAGGCATGGGATAAGCGCAGGAACGATCCTTCATACATAGATGGTAGGTCTAAAGCTGCCCGCAAACTTGTTAAACGTCTCGCTAAACGAAAGAAAAAAATGTCAGAAGAATTCCTTCTAGAATCTGGAGAAGCTACCAAGCAAGCTTACAAGTTCATTTCTCAGCGCCGTAAGGTGCAGAAGAAACAAGAACGTGAGAAGCGTGCGGCTAACCGTAAGCAAGAGATCGGTACCATCGCTAGAGCGAAGGCATCTGACTATCAAAAGAAAGCAAAGGATCGTCAGAAGAAACTGTCTCAGAACCTTCAGAAGCAAAAGTCTGAATCGTTTGATGGTCTTACCTATCTGATGAGCTTGATTGAGCAAGTTCAGGACACCAACACCAACCCAGTAACCTATTTCTTCAATGATGATAGCGAACTGGAACTGACTCAAGAAGCAGCAGCGTATGTCCTGATCAAGTTTAATGAACTGAGTGAAGAACACAAAGATGAATTCGTCAACTCCCTCCCTGAATCATCCACTTTCACCGAAGGGTTTATCGAAATCTGAACTCCAGTGTGGGTTCCATGATATCCTAAAGTTCAATCCTAGACTTCAACTCCTTGTGGATTCCTGGCGAGAGATCCATGAGGAGTTTGTTGCGTCTAGAGATAAGTTGGCAATGATCAACTGGGGTGCCATGGGGGACACGGACACTGGATACTTCGGTGAACTTACCAAGGCAGAGCATGATGGATACTGGAAGAATATTCCTCTGTATGGTAGTGGTGATGAGTATAAGAAGACTTTGATCGATGCTCCTGGTCAGAGTAGAAATGATCTTGGGTTCGTGGCAGAGCATCAAAGTAACTGTGAGATGTTATCTAAATTAGTATCCACCGCTAGGAAAGCCAACTGCTATCGTAGAGTGGGAATCAATCTGCTGAATGCTGGTGAGCAAATTGCTAGGCATACTGATAATGATCCCAACCCCCCAGACGGATTGTTGATGCGTGTTCTGTGGGGATTGGACGTACCTACAGATGGCAAAGCAATACTTGCCCTACATAATCCTATGACGGGTAAGTTAGAACACAAGCAGTTTAAGAACAACGAGTTTATATGCTTTTGGGGTTCTCAATACCATGCGGTGTATAATACTCTCAAGTCCCCTCGTTATGTTTTGGTTATAGATCATGA